CCATGAGCGAGGTGTAGCAAACGAGCGTGATGATGACTTAGGATCAAAGTCATACAAATCTTTCTTGGAAAACTGAAGGAAGCCAACAACATCTTTGTGGATTTTGTTGGTGACAGCCCAGTTGAACCAGTCATCAAAGCCTACAGCAAGCTCGAGGTGAACAAAGCGATTAGCGAGTGGGCTAGGCATGCGATATACAACGCCTTTGTCAGCGTCACGGTTACCAGCAGCGACGATAACCACGTTGTCTGGTAATACATATGTGCCTACACGGCGGTTGAGGATGAGCTGGTATGCCGCAGCCTGTACAGCGGGCGCAGCAGAGTTGAGCTCGTCTAAGAACAAAATAATTTTATCGTGCTCAGCAGCCATGTCAGCGTCTGGCAGCTCAATTGGTGGAGCCCATGTCATCTTGTTAGCATTGGAGTCATAGTAAGGAATACCTTTGATGTCAGTTGGCTCCCATAATGACAATCGCACATCAATAACGTGAGCGCCAATGTCAGCACCAATCTGATGAACGACATCGGACTTGCCAATGCCTGGAGGGCCCCAAATAAATACGGGGCGCATCTTTGTCATGCAGTGTTGAATTCGTGACTTGGCAGCATTTACTGTTACGGTGCGTGTTACGTCCATGGTGTATCCTGTATTGGAGTTGAAGTGTGTAAGCCCTATTGCTTACTGTATATTTCTAATTATATATCCTATTTCTAGGAATGTCAAGAAATTTCTTAGATATCAATGTCTAAAAGTTCAACAACGTCTTCTGCGGTGACATCATCATAGTCAACCATCAGTTGATACAAGTAAGTCTCTCGCAGGATTTGGTTAGCTCTGTTGGCTACGTCAGCCAAAGTCTCCATATCAACATAGTCACGCTCTGGATGAACACGAAGTTCGTATGCTGCGGCTTGGACTGCTACTCTTCTAATTTGTGCTTGGGGCATCATATAGTGTCTCCTGTGTGTGTTGCTATTGCCTAACTGTTCTAATAATTATAACAAAGGGCTGACAAAAAGTCAACCCCTTTTTTTAATTATTTTGACATTATTTCAGCGTACCATACTGGATCAGCATCACGCAGGATGCCTACTGGAGTTTCTCTGTTGCCCAGCTTCTCAAAGTATTCAGCTGGAGTGTGGTTGGCGATGAGCTGCTTGACGAACTTGGCTTTGGTGATTGGGTTGCGATACTTGAAGCGAGCAACAAACTTTCGCTCATTGTTGACGGTGTAGTACAACCATCCTGCTGAGTAGCTAAACAGTGCCTTTTCAAACATAGTGTCTCCTGTGTGTGTTGCTATTGCCTAACTGTTAAAATATATTATAACACACCTGCGAATAAAGTCAAGCCTTTTTCTTATCTTTTTTTATTTTTTTATGTACGGACCTTATGTACGGACCAACTCCTGTTATGTACGGACCTTATGTACGGACCTTATGTACGGACCGAGTATACTTCTTGCCAGTGCTCCTCATCTATACAGAACAGAGCTTCAAAGATACACTCACGAGTGATGTTGTTTGGGTCCGCCAATGTTCTATCAGTTATCCAAGGTTTGGGTTCAGGTAGAACATCATCTAGCTGTTGAAGTTCGAGAATCCACTCAGTCTTCTCAATCAGATATGGCATAATTTCAATATCAAAATTCTCAGGACCACCTGTGACACCAGCTTGATATGCGGCAGCTTGGATAGCAGTTCTGATGATATGGTTTAGATCAGGTTTCATTTGTCTTCCTTTTCAACAACATATCGCCCATTCATATGAGCGATAGCCTCATCGCGTGTCATGCCTTGTCGCATAAGAGCAGAAATAATTCTGGCTAATTGATTCCTAGTCATATTAGTCCTTATATTTGTTATGGGAGTTCTGCTTGAAGTACCACTTCTCAGGTACTGGGTTGCCATTCTCGTCCTCGTCAATACAAATGTAGCAGCGAGTCTTTAGTACCTTGCCATAGCGGAAGCCACTGTCCAATGTCATACCATTTGAGGCAACCATTGGAGTAGTGACCCAAATCTTGTGTGGGAAGTCTGTGAAGACGCCGTCGTTGTTCTCAGAGTATTCAAACAACTTGCCAGCATCAGCTTCTGTGAAGTTGCCGAGGATGCTGCCGTCGCCTGTGTTGAAGTAAGTTGAGCTGGGAGCAAATGCCATATAATTATCCTACCTGAGAGTCAATAAGTTCAACGAGTTGATCTGCGAAGATACCTTCTACTGATGCTGCTACGGTGCGCTTCACACCACGCATCTTGAAGAACTCAATGTTATACAGATCCTGTCCCTCGTCCAGTGTGATTTGAACATAACCTTTCCAACGTACCATACCTGACGACTTGAAGATCAATCCGTTCTTGGTAGCGCAAAAGTCCTTCGCTCCCCAAGCCCAAGTTGCTCGTGGATCCAATGCCTTAATCTGTGCCAGTATGTTTTGTGCTATGCTCATTGTGTCTCCTGTGTGTTGTGGAATACCTAACTATAGTTCTTATTATAGCACAGGTATGAAATAAGTCAAGTCTTTTTTTAAAAAAAGCTAAATATTTTTATGGAAAATAATAATATAGCTTATAGAACCAGTATACAAAGCATTGCACACCCAATGGGCCAATGTCAGCGTAGTTGGTTAGAAAAGACAATACCAAAGGAAGATCGACAAGAAATAATAGATACTATAGTCAAAATGCCCACAAAACAATCTAAGCCTACCTATAGTCTATGGATATCGGGTGATCAAAAGTTGAATGAGATGATTTATTTAGAGGCTGGACACGATCCAAATAATGTTGCAGGAACTCAATATTTGAATGGACAACTGTCAGCCCCCTTGTTGATATTATTTCTTGAAACTCAGAAACATACAGAGCTAAAACGTAATGTATATATGAATGCAGGAGTTGCTGCAGGAGGAGCTATTCTTCGTGCTCATGAACTTGGCTATAAGACTGGGTTGTGTGTATGCAAAGACACTGCACAAATTAGAAGAATTATTAAAAGAGAAACGAAACACTCGCTTAGAAAAAGCCAAGTTATAATTTCTTTAGGAATTGGAACTCCGCATCCTGACTATCCACGGAATGCTAATTTAGGCGTCAAAATGGATCATACAAGGATGTCTAAACTAATAGGGCCTAAAAAGATTAGTGTTACCGAGTGGTGCTAAAAATATCTTTTTTCTTCTCTTCTCTCCTGTGGTAGTGGAGCATATACATTCGTTCCAAAATGCTTGACGATGGCATCTCGCTCACGATAGGCTATAACCCTACCTTGTCGAAGGATGTCATCAAAGTTTTTCCCCTCTGCTTCCGCGAAGTGAATGATGTCCGCGATGAGTGCCGCAGGACTATGTCCACAATAGGTGCCCTCAAGTATTTCGTTGAGCCTATTCACTCCGCTAATAGGATGTTTCTTAGCTGCCATTGTTATACCACCAATAAATTAATAAATCCATAATAATGTAATGTATCTAATACCATATCACCAGGAATAGGTACAACCAATACTAACGATAACATAATTTTATCAATATTCAATTCGAACATTGTCTTGCCCTGTAAAAGAGGTTCCGTCGTGTTGCAATCGCATATCTACAATATCACGAGCTTCAATAAGTTTCTCAATATCACGATAAACTTTGTCAGCTGCTTCAAGTAGCTTGACATGCTCACGTGCCAAGAAGTTGATATCTTCCGTATATTTTGCTTGGAGTGTTCGTGCCTTTTGACGAGTCATTGTGTCTCCTGTTGGAGTTATTGGAGGAGTGGAGCAATGCTCCACTGTATATTTCTAATTATAGCAACTAGATAATGGAAAGTCAAGCAGTTTCTTTCTTTTTTCTTCTTTTTTCCCAAGATTTTTTCTGTGCTTCGCTGCGGCGTTTTTTCGATTCTTCTTTTTTGATACGCTCCTCCTCAGCAAGACGCCTTCTCTCCTGTTCTTGCTCATATGTAACGCCGTCCTCACGTTGAAACTTATTATTCAAACAGAGCTCGTCGTCCAAATGCTTGCTAATGAGTTTTTCGGCAGCCTTATGTGCGAGCGTCTCGTCTTTGTGCTTGCTCATGATTTTTGGCTCAAATGCTGCCTTACCATATGTCCGAATCATTTTTTTGAATTCTCGTGAGCTACTAAAGTATCTTACCCACAAGTCTTTTTCTGGTTTTACCCCGTCGTTGATATTGGCTCCTCTGCTTCCGATGTAGTATTCACCAGTATCAACAAAGGTAATTTTATAAACATAGGATTTGATAATCATAAAACTATTTAGTTGTAGTTTTACGGTAACACCAATAACATGAGCCCAAGCACTGATCCATATGCTACAGCATTCTTATATTTTTGGACAGGATCTTCCTTTGGGGTTGGGGTAACTACTTCTTCTCCAGTTTCAATGCGACGATCCAGCTCACGTTGCATCGTCCTAGCGAGCTTTATAGCAGTAGGTGAAGGCTCAGTATAATCCATATCCATTCTAGCCTGCACACGGGCGTTCTGTGCATTCAGTTCAGCAAGCTCGTTGGATAGCTTTTCATCCACTGCTTTGGATTGCTGTTTTACACTGGCTGGAACATATACTGTAGTCAGCTCTTCTGTATTTTCCTTATAATCATATTCTGTGAATGATAATACTGTGGCACGCTCTAGTCCGTCCTCACGAACTTCAAAAAATACATCACGGACTTGAACAGTTCCTGGGAGTTTTTTGGCATTTATCTCAGCAGCCTCACGACGGGCCTGCCATTTACTTTTGCGCCAGTCAGATACTTCTACAGTGTAGGTATATCCGTCTTCTTCAAAAAATTCACCTTTTGATGTCCAAGCAGGTTGAGCGAAAGCACTTGTAGCGAGGATAGCACTGGCAAGGATTGCGGTAATGAAGGATTTCATAGTGTCTCCTATGAATAGCGGAGCCGAAGCTCCGCTGATTAGTGTTAGGCTCCGAGCCGATCTAATAATTGCCGTCGTTCAGCTTCCAAACGCTGAATTTCAGCAATAATCTTATCAGCTTCGTAGCGGGCTTGAAGATCACGTTGTAAATAAGAAATATCAGTTTCCAAATTGATAATTTCTTCTTTGATGGCAGTTTTAGTAGTAACAGACATGATAGCTCCTAGTAGGAGGTTAAAAATGCTGGAAACCCAGCGGTGTCCTGCTTCATGCAGGGTTAAGGATGTAACTTATGTTCTATCTTCGTGATGTATGTTATAAGGTGTTGCCCAGCCTTATACCATTCTTCTCTGTTTGCGTCCAGCTTGCCAAAGTCTCTATAAATATGCTCTTCGTCCATATGCCATTTATCGCCTAAATGTTCGTATAGCTTTTTTGAAATAGCATCTGTCTCAGCATTATCACCAAATTTTATAGGATCTAATCCTACCTCAGGCATGGGCCAATCTACTCTTATGCCAACCTGTGCCCTGTCTTTTTCCATAGCTACATAACCCATAAATGGGCTATCAATAATCTCAAATACTAAAGTATGATTTCCGTCTCGATTCTCTTCAAATCTGACGTTCCAGTCCTTAGCAAAAATATTCACAAAGTCTTTGAAGACTTCTAAGTGACCCGGATACATATAATTTACCGCCATATTACCTCCTATAGTTCTAATAATATACTATTATTTAGCTATAGTCAAGCAGTTTTTTTATTTGTATATTCCGTAAGTCTGAAGAAATTCTAAATATAGTTTGTCTATCATTATGTCAGTAACAACATCAGGATCACCGCCCTGCTCAACAATTTCACTCAAAAACTGTCTTTTGAATTCAGCCTTCATAGATTCGCCTAAAATATCAGGGCGAAGCTTGATTTGCCAATATGCCATAGCACAGGACCAGCTAGCAGGGCGCCATTTAAATCTTTCCTTCATACTTTGTCTGGCATCCTCAGTCATGATGTCCAGCGTCATGTCAGATTCAAATCCTGATAGCAAACCTACTCGCATTAGGTAGCCACGCTCCTCTGTGGCTACTGCTCTACAAGGGTCTGCTCCTGGCACTGGAAGATATAGCAGCCCAGCAGCCGCTGCCAGCACCAATAGCGATTTTTTCATTTATACCTTAGTTGCTAACTTCTCAACAACGACATCAAATAAGCCTAGTGTACAAGACACATCAGCAGGAAGAGTTTTATTAGCAATTTTGGCAGCTTCTTTAGTAAATTCTCCGCTACCAAGGCTCATATTCTTCATATTTGCTTCAGTCCTCCAATTGCGATATCCGCCTTCAGACTTGGAAACACGAATCAACTCTTTTTCAAGTTTTACACAAGATGATTTCTGTAATCCGTCAGTAGCGATGACGTGAAACATAAATCCGCCAAGTACCAACGTAGTTGCTAATGTTTTGAACATTGTGCCTCTTGTATCGAGGTTGGAAAAATGTAAAGTAAAAACTTTACTGTATAGTTCTAATTATATATTAGAATTTTCCAAAAGTCAAGAGCTTTTCTTTTCTTTCTCTCAACTTTTTGAAGCCAGGCATTTCAACCCACATTCTTTTGTGAGGACATACATAACCAGTTTCTGTCCTACCTTTGATAACGATACTGTCTGGCACATCTTTATACCCATTGATGCTGAGAACTAGAATTTCTTCAGTTTTTTCAATAGGTTCTTTGCGAACACAATTCGCAATGCCATGGGACTCGTCTAAAATGTAGGCTTCCATAAACTTTTTAGTATCAGCGTGATTATATAGCTTTACAAGCTCACTAGCCCAGCCAACAAACTTTACTTTCTTATATCTTTCGTACATAACTCCTTAGATGTGTTCTCCGTCGATAAATTCAGGTATGCCGTATTCATTTACGATTTGTACATACTCTACTTCAACAGCAATTGGGGTTTCTGTAGTCTCTGCGTTCAGTACAGGACTAAAATCAAAATTTTCATTATCAATATCATCAGAGATAGTATGGACGACAGCTTCATAACTGTCAGCAGCATACCGTTCTTGTACAATGGCAGTTTTGTCAAAATATTGATCGGAATAGTGGGATGTCATTCTAAATACAACATCATAGTTGGTGATGAACCCTTCAGTATTGAACATTGGACCTCTCCGCAAAAGTTGATAAAAATTACTGTAACTAATTCTAATTATAACGAATAGAATTCATTTTGTCAAGCTCTTTTTCAACCTCAATTGCTTCTAGATCCATTTGCATGTCCTCTAAAATGACATCTAGCTTTTGAAGTTGTGTTTTTGCTTCTTTTATACAAAATTTTAGGTCTTCTTTATCTTTGCCTTCTGGCATAGATTGATATACTTTGATTGCCAGTTTTAAGACAGGCCCGGCACTCGTCAGCTCTTCTATGATATCGTCAATCTCAGTCTTTTCCATCGACATACTCTATATCACGCTTCATTGCTTTAGTCAAACCGTATTTTTCAATATCGCCTGAGAATAATGTTAGTTCCAAATATTTTTTCTCATCTGTAACTAAAATTTGATGCCCATTCAAAAAATATGGGCATGTAATAAACTTATCAATGAATAATATACTTTGTGTTGTATATACAAACTCTCTAGGCAAATTTATTTCAAAGAATCTAATTTCTAATTCATCTTTTAGATAGTAATATCCTTCTTCGGTAAGGCGCATTCCGCCTTCATCTTTCGTTCTAGTGTTCTTCCACCATTTACGAAAATACTGCTTTACATTGACAGGCGAGACTGCGATGTTAGACTGCTTGAGGAATATTTTTGTATAGGTTTCCTTACTCGGTGACATCCTCGCCTTGTGTTAATTTCATAACAGAAAAGTCATTACAAGCAAATAAAGAGTTTAGACGCTTTGCCAAATTATGTGCATGTCCTGGATTTGAAAACGATGTTTTTTTGTATTTTGGTCCAGGATAATTTGTTATACTGTTGAAGCTCTTTAGGTTGAATGGGTTTTGTTTATAGAATACAGCCCAAATAGCTTCTGCTTCAAGTATCTGTTCTGATCGGTATGTTTTTTTATCTGTGTTTTCGAGTAGAACAGTTGGTTTGGGTCTTGACATTTATACTTCCTTTTTTATGCGTATATTTAGCCAATTACCAACCGCTTCCTCCGTCCATAGTAATCTTGATAGTTTGTTCATCAGCAGCTTCCTGCTTCTGAGCCAATAAATCTTCTAATCTGCCATTAAGTCTTGCCAAAATTAAGCCTAGGGTAAATGTTATATTTTTTGCCTGTTGTAAGTCTAATCTAATTTCTTTTTCGCGGTTGGCATCAGCGCTCTTTACCTGCTTAATGAAATTTTCTATTGGTATTGTATTTATGCGTTCATTTTGCATTTGCTGCTCCGAGAGCAAGTTTTTGCTCAATTTTTGTCTTGTATGGACCTTTGTATATATTTCTATTTAGCGTCAATAGCTTTGGAAAATCTCTACGCAACCAGCCTTTATCAAACTTTACAATGTAATACCCAGCGCAGAAATAGCTAGTTGATTTTTCAGTTTTTGTATATAACGGCAATTTCTTATGAACATCATACATAGCATTATATGGCGTAGATTTTGTTGGATAGCCATAAATTTCATTGATGATTTTTTCAGTAATTTCTAAATCATTAAAGATAATATTTTTACCAAGTTTTTTAGATAGCTCTCTAGCATTTTCATAAAAGGTTGCTGACTTTCCATCACTCAACATAAACTTATTATCTGCATATGTCAATGTGCCAACTTTTTCACCATTTTCTTCTAATAACCAGAATTTGCCATCGAGTAGTGCTTTTGCTTGTAAAATCATAATAACCTATTTAGAGTATTTTGCGTTTAGTGGGTCTGCGAATTTTTCAATGTCAGCTACAATACGATTGAGGTCCCATTTGTTAGCAAATTTTAGCAAACGAATGCCTACCTGTGCTATTGCCTTGGGTTCAACTTGTGATACTGTATCATTAATAGCGGTACGAATGTCATCTGGCTGCGCTGACAAATCAACGAGCGTAACATTCCTTGTATAGTCATCAATCACACGATGCTCAGTGCCTTCGTGATCCGTCCATCGTTGTAGCATAAGGTTATTCCAGTTGTAGCCTTTGCTGTTACGATCCTCGAATGC